AGCTAGGACCGTGCTCTGTTGAGTGAATTGGCTTTTCTTTCTGCCCTGCGCTCTATCAACCATTCGTGTTGTTCTCCAATCCAATGGCGCCAGTAGTCTCAGCCAGGATCTCTTCTTCCGATGCGGTATAGAAGTGTCCTGGGTAGCCGTAGACAGTATCCTCGTTGCCTGACCCGACGGGCAGGGTAGAAGGGTTTCTAGTCGCTGCTATGCGCTGTCCCAGTAGCCTCATGGTCTGGAATCCGTCACGTGCAGCCTTAACCAAGCCCTGAGATACAACACCTCCGTAATCAGGAGAGACCTCGATAGCTAGGTTAGCAATTAGTCCTCGGAGCGCGCCGGTAGGGATAGTGACCTCATCACCTAGATCGGTGACCACCGTATAACCCAAGCTTATGCCTTGCGCGTCGAGCTCTGCCATGTAGTTGTTCATGGCGAAGATAAAGTCCTGGTACTCGTCAGCCTCCAATGGAGCCTCAGATGCCTGGACCAGAATTCGTTGTAACGCCGCCTTAGCGACTTGAGCGACAGTGGCCATTATTCGTACCTTGCAGATTTAGCGCCCTTACACTTCCAGCGCTTGCGACTCAAATTGTTTGGCGTGTTGGGGTCGTTCTGTTTTTCTTTAGGTAATCGCTTCTTGATACCTAGCGACCTCGCACAGTAGGAATCACCCTTACTCGTACCAGGACGTACACGTGGTCCACCGCCCTTGGCTTCACCGGCCTGCCCGTAGGAGACCTTCTTGCCTGACGCCGTGACCTTAACCTTGGCCTTGCCTTTCTGTGGTTTTGCCATAAAGAATCAGGGGGCCGAAGCCCCCTTCTCCATCTATCGTTATGCTACACCGAAACCTTGACCTGCGAAGAGCGGGTTGAAGGTTGCGTATGCAGGCAGAAGGTCGAAACGAATCTTCTGCGTGTTGGCATCACCGTCTGCGTACTTAGATACGCGGATTGAGAAGCCATCGCTAGTAGTAGCGATAGTGTCAGTGCTGTAGAGCTTAGGAAGCTTGACAGTACCGATGCCGAACGCCTGCTTCGTGTAGAAGAGGTTAGGCTGGTACAGAGTGTCGGCAGCACCGAGGATAGTTACAACAGCATCTTCGGCAGGAGCCGCAGTGACGTTGTTGTACTGGCCGTTAGCTTCGTAGATAGCAGCACCTGAGACAGTGATAGTCGCAGCGTTAGCAGCGATAGTCACGTCCTCGAGAACAGTACCTGTCCACAGAACCTGTGCGCCAGAAGCGTCGAGCATAGGCTGACGAGTTGCTACGTTGAGACGGTAAACGCCCGCGATAGTAACCTGGTCACCAGCTTTGATAGTACCAGTACCCAGACCGTCGAGAGACAGAACCTGAGTCATAGTGTCCTTAGCTGTAACGTAAGTTGCATCAGGAGCCGCTGCGAGCGCGCCAAGACGGTCAGTAGTAGAACCTGAAGTGTAGCTGCCGAGAGCGTTAGAAGTCAGAGCCATCATGCCACCGAAGTTGCTAGAGATCTGAGCCTTCTCCCATGCTGTACGTACAAGGCCGTCAGCCGCGTTCAAACCGTTCTGAGCTGAAGACAGCGCAGTAGTTGTGAAAGGGTTCATGATGTAATATTTGTCGTCGCTCATAGGAACGCCGATTGAATCCATCAATGCACCAGCACCTGCAACGTCTGACCATGCGTCTACCGCATTACCGCGAGCACCGTAAGACAGTGAAGCGTTCTTGCGGATGAATGCAGCAAGATCGAGCTCCATGTCAGTCACAATGCGACGGGCCATTGGCTCAAGGATCTGGTCGAGTTGGTCTAGCTCAAGAGCTTCTTCAACATTGCCCCACTCAGTGGCAGCAGTGAAGTAGTCCTGGACCGTACCAGTTGCCTTACCAGCAATGATGTCGCTCTTAGTGCTTGAGCTGATATCACCGCCAGAAGTGCGGATTGAGTTGTAATCGTGCGGACGCTTGAAGTCTACAGTTGAACCGCTTGAAGGGTTGAACTTGCCAGACAGGAGCTGCGTGTCCACAGTCTTAGTGAGTACGCGTGATGCCTCGAACGCGTCGAGGAATACCCGGGCGACTTTCCGGGTGACGTTACTGTTGAGATTATTAGCCATTGTTACATTTCCTATTCAAATATAGCGCCTTGTGGCCCCTTCGGTTTGGGAGCTGACCCTGCCCCTCGTGGGGTATCTAGCGGGTCGGGCGCATTGTTAACTTTAGGTTTAAGCGATGCAGCTTTCTGTTTAACGGTTGTTGCTATCTTTACTGCCGCCAGGGTAGGTGGCATTCTGGATAGCTCATCAAGCTCTGTCAGGTTGGTAGACAGGTACTTAGTGATCAGCGGACCATGCTCGTCAGCCAGTATGTAAGATACCAGCGTGTCGTCCATGCCGAACTGCGCCACCGTGCTTCCTGCTACCTGGAGCTCTTCGGGTTTGATCCCTAACTGCGTAGCTCTGTCTGAGTAGCTCTTGATGCTCGCGTTTAGCTCTTCTTGCTGCTTCATTTGCTGCTGGTACGCTGCCTGGCGTTGGTTCTCTTCGATAGCCCTCTGCCGTGCGTCATACTGTGCAGCCTCAACCAATGCGCGTTCCCTTTGCTGCAATCGCTGTCTGTACTCCTCGTCAGAAAGTGCAAACGGGTCAGGCAGATCCGGTACGTTCGGCTTTGCTTGAGTTGGAACCTTAGCTCGGAGCTCCTCCAATTCCTTCTCGAGTCTGAGCTTTTCTTGCTCAATCGCCCTTTTCTCGGCGACCTTGACTCCTACGGTCTTGTTGAAGATCTCTTGCTGTTCCGGTGTAAACTGGACATGTTTTTCCTGGTCCTCACCAGTATCCGGTGCTGAGTCGGAATCCTCCTCCACCTCTGGGGAAGGGTCTTCAGATAGGATCACCTCCTGCTCGTCGTCAATATCGTAATCGTCTGAAATCAGCTCGCTCATACTAATGTCCCTTTGAAAGGTAAATGCCCTGATAAGGTCAGGTGGCCTATAACCCCGAATTGGGTAAATGCCCAGATAAGCTCTGGTGGGCTTGTGCAGAGTATAGCATATGTTGCATGCGGTACCCTGCTAGTCTACTAAACCATTCCACGCAGCGCGCTCGTAGCACCCACGCTTGAGAGTAGGTCTGCGCTGTCAGACTTGGTTGGGTCGAACTCTGCGTTGATAGAGCGGATATTTTCTGGCTTTGTGGAGATTGTAATATCTCCTTCATCTGCCGTATTAATGATTTCAATGGTATCGTAATTGCCCGATCTAACAGCGTCTCTAAATTCTTGACCGCTTTCACCGAACTGTAAATCTCCAGCGTTTCTACCGTTGGCATCAATCGTGTATACCTTACCCCTTCTATACCTCAAAGGATAAACAGCGCCGCCGCCCGAAGAGCCAGCAAAACGATTGGCAACCTCTCTGTCTTTTGTTAAAAATCCAGCAATATCAACACCTTCTTCGCCTTTGTTAAAAGCTGGAAATGGTTCAGGTCTGTTAATTTCAGTTATTTCTGGGCCACGGTAATCACCAGATTCTTTTGTGTAATCGTATGGATACATACCTTTGTAATATATGTCTTCCTCAAACCCAAGGTCTTGCGCCCTCTGCATTCTGGCTTCTGGATTCATGTCTAAACCGCGCAGTGCTGACTTTGCACCCTTAGCAGCCACATCACCAACAACAGGCACAACGCCCATCATGTTAATGCCAGCGCCAACCATGTCACCCTGCCCATAGGCTTGTGCAGCGTCCTCTACGGCTAATGCGTCACCAACCACAGGCAAGAAATCAACCGCTGTTTCAACTCCACTAAGGGCATTAAGGAGTCCTTGGCGGTATCCTCCACCCAAGCCTGTAGCGTCTACCGTGTCTCTTAGAAACTCACTAAGGGAAGAGCGCATAGAAGGCTCTGCTGCGCGCATTGTTTGAACGCGAGGAGCCAGTTGGGTTCTACCCGCTAGAGAGTAGCGCTTGGCTAACTCTTGGTTAGCTAGTTCACTGACGGTTGGCAAGGCTCATTAACTCCGCTTCTGTCATGAATGGGATGCGAGCCTTAAGAGCCTGCTCTTCCATCATGTCCGACATCTTCTGTTGGTTCTCTAGCTCCTCGCCCATAGTCTTAGCGGCGGTGTGATCAATGGTAGCACCTGCCTGCTGTGCCTTGATCTGAGCCTCCATGCGCTTGGTCTGCGCGTTGAATGCGTCGATCTGGTTGTCAGCCTGGTCCCCAATAGTCTGGGTCTGTAGCTTCTGGGCTTCCAGTTGTAGCTTGACCTGCTCGTTCTGGAGCTTCTGCATCTCGATCTGTGAGCGCAGCATCTCGGCCTCTGCCTTCATCTGCTCGGCCTGTGCTAGAACCATTGCGGGATCTGGAGCCTGCTGCTGACCGGCCATAGCCATCTTCTGCTGCTGCTCTGCGAGCTCTTCCTCTGTCATCTGGTTCATAGGAATGATGCCCTGCTGTAGCATCATGGCGCGCTTACGGTTAGACAGTTGCTCAGCCGCCGGGGTAGAGATGTTATCCAGGAGGATGTCACCACCCAATTGGATGATAGAAGGATCGACCTTGGCAATCTCAATGATGGCCTCGATAGTCTCCTGCTGACGGTTGCGGAAGCTTGGACCTGCCCGGCATACCACGTCGTACTTGCCCGCTGAGAGGTCATTGACCGTGACGAACTCCTGAGTGTCCTGGTCGAACACCTGGGCGTTAATCTCTGCCATGCTGTACTCTCGGTCCTCCTTGAGCACACGGACCGTTCTTGGCGTGTCGTAGACCTTGGGTATAGCCTTGACTAAAAGCTCACCAGTGCGCCGTATGGCGATCTGAAGAGCCTTGTTGTACTTGATGGTAGCGGTGTCGCCCTTGTTCTGGAGAGAGTTAATAGCCACGCCAGATTGTAGGCCAGGGTTGTCGCCCATGTTAGCCGCGAACATACCCGCAGCGTAGCCGATCATCCCACGCATAGCCTCGGTGATAGTCCTGAGACCTGGGTTAACCAATGCGCCACCCTGCTGCTGTGGTGCCCCTGGGTTCTCTGGGTCCACGTTGAAGAACTGCACAGGGTCAGAGTTGGTGTTCAGTGTAGAGAGCTGATCCTCGTGACCTGCGGCCTGGGCCATAGTCATCCAATACTTCGCACGTGGTGCTAGTGCACCCTCTTCGATCTCACGTGACATTGAGTAGTTTAGTACACGTTGCGGATCAATGAGCTTGTCTACAACACCGGCGTAGAGAGTCTTAGACTCGAACACCTTGTAGTTAGCGTACACAGGGACCACTGGGATAGATGAGAATACGGTCTCTTTCTTTTCCTCGAGCCACCCCTTGGCATCAAAGAACCGAGAACACACCTTCTTGTCCATGCGCTTACGACGGCGGACCTCTTCTACACCGATAGCTGCCAGCTCGTCCTTGATCTTGTCGAACTCTTCAGCCTCGTAGACGTGGCCGTTGTTGATCATTACTAACTCGCGCTCTTCTTCTTCGCAGTAGAGGTACTCACCCACCAGGATGACCTCAGCCTTATCGAAGTAGGCGTCACCATCACGGTCGTCTGATACACCTTCACGGCCACCCTCGGGCCATCTGCGGTCGTACTCGTCCACTTCTACAGGATGCAGCACAAAGCAATACTTGGCGTCTGACTTGTCCTGGAGCTCTGCTGACGGGTCAAACCATACCCGGTCGATGAAGTTGGCGATCTTCTCAATCACCAGGTCCTGGTCAAATGAGTCGTCGTCAATATACTTCTGGCTCACCCTCCATCCATCGTAGCCAGTTGTGACCATGCCACGGCCTGCTTGGTTGTAGGTGACCTTGGCGTTGGAGATGTTCTCGATGTTGCGGATCATGCCGTCAAACGTGTTAGCCACGTCCTTGGTTGCTGATCCACCGGCGGGGTTTACCCGGATGTCAAAGTCAGCCTGCTCGAGCTCACCGGCCACTTGGTCGATGATGGGCGTAACCATGTCAAACGTGTAGCGGGGCTTGGCTGTGTTACTAGACCACCAGTAGGGCTCCCACTGGCCATCTCTCTTCGTGACGAATAGGAATGCTTCACGAGCGTTCTCACGCATATCGTGGTCAGCATCCTGGGCCTTCTGGAGAAGCTCTAGGACCTTCTGGTGACCGTCCGTGCCCTCGTCTTCCTCTCGGTATTCTTTACCGT